CAGCCGTTTACAGCGTGGGCCATAAAACAAAAGGAGGGGGCCTTCGTCTCACCTAACAGTAAACAGTATTTTCTAACAGATTCTAACAGAAAAATTATTTTACTGTTAGGCGGTGCATATTATAGAAGAAAAAGCGCATATTTTATGTTCTAACAGTTCTAACAGTAAAAAATACATATGGGCGCTATATTTCCCTGGATAAAGTGGCGGACAGTTCGGGACCAAAAGGCCGCGGGTTCGAATCCCGCCACTTCGACAGCGAAGAAACCCCGGAAGCGTAAGGCTTCCGGGGCGCTTTTATTTTCCAGGAATTTGTGGAAAAGCTGTGGAAAGTGTGGAAAACTGGGGGAAAAATCGGCGCGTCGGCGTCCGGAGCTGCTGCGGGATAAGGGCTTGCGCCTGGGAGAAATGGGGGAAAAGTTAATAATACTTATAACTATTATTATAATTATTTTCCCTGGGAACTAAGAAACCGCACCATGGAAGCCTTGAAAATAAAGGCTCCTGGCGCGGTCCTTAATTTAGTTATGCCTGGCTTCAGCCTGGCAGCTGCTGCGCAGCTGCTGCCGGCACGGCTTCCTGATCCGGAACGGTAGCGGGATCCGGATCAGCGACAGCCGGCGCGACGGATCCGGTGGCCAGGAGAAGGCGGTCCATGGTGGCCGCGGCGTCCTGATCCCTGGCGGGCATGGCGTCCGCATAGGCGCGCAGCGTGACGGACGGATCGGAGTGCCCCATCCGGACGGAGACGGACTGCAGATCCACCCGGTGCTGCAGGAGCATGCTGGCGTGGACGTGCCGCAGGCCGTGGAAGGTCAACTCCTGATAGCCGTGATCGTCGGCGAACTTCCGGAACCATTTGCTGGGCGTATCTTTATTTACGCGGGCGCCGTGCCGGCTGTGCACGATCCAGTTTGCGCCCTTCCATTTTTCCGGGAGATCCTGGGCTTCCATGACATCTTCCCACATGGCGTTCCGGAGGATCCGGATCATGGACGGCGGCAGCGTGATCAGCCGGTCCCCGGCGTCTGTTTTCGTTTCGGCGATGAAAGCGCCTTCGGCCGGCGTGTACTTCAGCGACCGGTCCACGGCGATGGTGCCGGCGGCCCAGTCTACGTCCGAATATTTCAGGGCACCGACTTCGCCCAGGCGAAGGCTGCACAGCATGGCCAGCAGGACGGCCAGCTTCAGCGGGGTTTCCGCTTCACTAATAATCAGCTGCAGGAGGGCGATCACTTCCGGCTCCGGAAGAGTCGCCTTCTTTTTTTTGCGCTTTTTTGGCCGCGCCACCCGGTCCATGGGGTTATATTCCAGGAGCCCGACGCGCACGGCTGCCGCCAGCATCGTCTTCATGCAGCCATAATAATTCTGCGCCGTCTTCGCGGAGAGCGGCTTCGCGGCCTGGGCGTCGGTGATCAGCTTCTCACCGTTCCGGCGGGGGCGCTTCAGCTTTTCATCCGGCAGGCGTGTGCTTTTCCGGGGATCTTTCCGGAGATTATACATCCAGTCCGTGAGCCTGGCCGGCGTTAGGTCCGTGATCGGGAGATCCCCAAGCTGCGGGAGGATCCGGGAGGAAAGCAGAAAGCGATAGTTCGAAACGGTCACCGGACTGGCGTCATGGTCCAGATGCTTCGAAAGCCAGGTCTCCGACCATTCGCGCAGCGTTGGCACTTCCGCCGGTTCGCCGGCGAGCCTGGCTTCGAGCTTCCGGAGCTCTTTTTCCGCTGCGCGGCGCTGGGCGTCTTCCGGGAGCTCCGGATCCATCCGCAGCGGAACCCGGACCCATTGCCAATCGTTCCCGATTTTGATCTGTGTGCCGATCCGCCAGGAGTTCCTGCCCCTTTTTTCAATAGTTCCCAAAAGGCCGCGCCTTCTTTCCTGTGTACATGATAAATAATTGTAGTGGGGTATACCTGTTTTTTTACTGCTAAACTGTTAGAACCGGGTTCAGACCCGGCGAAAAGCCAATAAAATCAACGGCTCCGCGCCGCACAGAAACCCGGGGAAAACCTGTTAGAAAACTGTTAGGGCGGGTTTGTTTTTCTGTTAGGACGTCAAAAATCTTCAGATCCGTTAATCGTTTTAGCCAGAATCATCGGGACCATGACAGAAGAATACAGTTCATTAACGGAGCCGAAGACGGTGAGCACGTCACCGGGCTGAAAAGGCAGCTGTTCTTTGTGAAGCCGGAAATGAACACGCAGCTGCGGAGAAGATGCGCCGATTGGTGCCATGGCCTTTTCGTCATCCACCAGCAGGATCAGGTCGTAATGATTATTAGCGCCGGCCCAGGTGATGCTGTCAACGGTCCCTTCGACTTCCAAGTAATGGGCGCCTGCTGCCATGCTCTGGGCTGGTGAGCTGTTTTCCAGATGGCGCTGGAGTTGGGACAGCGAGGAGAAGGTCTGCGCGGATGCTGAGGAGCAGACCAGCAGCGCAGCAAGAAAAACGGCGAGCAGCTTCTTCATGGCAGCCTCCTGTGATATAATTCACATACACGTGAATAACGGCCGGAACGTTCCAGTGGAAAGGACAGAAAATGACCAGGGAAGAGATCCTCGAAAGAGTCAGAGATCTGAATCGGGATCAGCTGCTGCAGCTGTGGCGACTTCTTGACCAGCTTGAAGACCGTCCAGAAAATCAGCAACCCGGGACAGAGCCGGATCAGGAAGATCCTGGATCCGTGAAATGACTTCAGAGAGCAGCTCGCCATCTTGTACGGCGGGCTGCTCTTTTGCTTTTTCCGGGACGTCTGAACACCCGAGCATATAATCAATGGAGACATTAAATTTTTTAGACAATTCTATTAAGGTCGGGATGGATGGGCAGCGCTCCCCGGACTCCCAATTTGCCACGGAACGCTGCGACATGTTGACGAGCTCCCCGAGCTTTTCCTGTGTCCATTTGCGCTGTTTGCGCAAAGTTACAATTCTTTGAGAAAAATCCACATCATCACCTCCCGCTGAAATAATAGCACAATGAGTGCATACAAAAAATGAAACAATCGCGCTAAAAACTATTGACAGAATAGAACAGAAAGCGCTAAAATGATGCTCCCGGGTGAAAAAGGAGGGCTAAGATGAAAATCATGGTGCAGAAGCGGAAGGAAAAAAAGCTGACCCAGGCGGAGCTGGCGCAGATGGTCGGCTGCTCTCAGCGTGCGATCGCCGGTTACGAGCTGGAGGAGAGAAAGCCATCCGTATCCATGGCGCAGCGTATCGGGCAGGCGCTGGGGTTTCCATGGACGGACTTTTTCGAGAGGACCAGCGACGGAGGTGACAGCTGACCGATGGGGCGGCCGCACGGAAAACCAGAGAGGAACCGGGAGATCTACCAGCTGAGAATGAACAGCGAGCTGACATACCGGGAGATCGGCGAGCGGTACGGAGTCTGCACGGAACGGGTCCGGCAGATCTGCGTGAGGGTGGCACGTGACGAGCGAAGAGAAAAGAACCCGGGGAACATGAAACAGAACGAGGAGGGCTGAAAGTGGAAAAAATTGATTTCAGGAACAAGTGGCTGAACGTGGTGAAGGAGATCCGGCTGGGCGAGCTGATGAAGCTGATCCCGAACGATGAGTTTGTGATCATCTTCGAAGGCAGGGCCGGCGATAACGGGTACCGGGAAGAGGACGCGCTTTTCAACGGGCAGGTGCAGGACTGGTGGAAAGAAGAGGCCGTGGTGGCGGACCTGCTGAAGATGCGGGTGCTTGGGTTCCAGGCCCGGGAACTGGAAACCGTGGTCGGGCCGGTGATCATGATCGTGGTGGAGTTCTGAGAAAAGCGACAACGTGGACGCTTTTCAGGAATAAGGACAGGAGGGACAGAAAGATGGTAAACGAGGAAATGGCACGGGCGGCCGCGCACTGGTGGCGGGAGAAGATCGACGGCGGGGCACACCACGACAACGGGGACAGCAGCCAGGAAGGAATCCTCGCCGGCATGATGGCGGACAGCCTGAACGAACCGACGGACGGCCATGCCCTGGATCTGTTTGAGAAGATCCTGGCCCTGCGGCTGCTGGAAGAGGGCGAGAAGGGCCTGGACTATTTCAGCATCGGCAGCGATTACGGCCCGGAAGGGTGCCTGCTGGACTCCGCCATGGAGACGGGGATCACTCCCCACAACTTCCCGTGGAAAACATGGATGTGGATTTTTGAGGACAGGATCGAAGTGAGAGACGGATACCGGGCGCCGAACGTGGTGATCTGGCCGGCGCAGGACGAGCAGGAAGAGCAGGCCGAACCGAACGGGCAGGACGAACAGGAGGGACAGTAATGTATAAGGAGCTGATCAGCTACCTGGCGTTCAGTTACGGGTTCATCTGCAAGGGGCGCGGGAAAATGCCCGAGGAGGCCGTGCAAGGGATCGCGACAGGGGCGCACATGGTGGTGGCGAACGCGCCGGCCGTGATCGGCGGCGAGGATGAGAAGGAAGACGACCGGAAGGATCTGGCGCTGGCCCGGAAGATGGACGAGCAGATCGAGGAGGCCGCGGTCTTCCTGCTGAACCTGGAGATTGTCTGATGCCGATGGAGAAGGACCGGTACCCGGCCGACTGGAAACGGATCGCCCTGGCGGCGAAGGAGGCTGCCGGGTGGAAGTGCCAGCAGTGCGGGAAGCAGTGCCGGAGACCCGGCGAACGGCTGGACACGCCGGGAAAAGCGGGGCACCAGTTCACGCTGACCGTGCACCACAAGGATCACCAGCCAGAGAACTGCAGCGTGGAGAACCTGATCGCGCTGTGCGCCCCGTGCCACCTGAAGGCAGACGCCCGGTGGCACGCGGAGCGGAGACGGAAGAAACGAGGAGGACAGGAACATGAAACAGAGCTACACCATCCGGGCAGAGAGCAGCAACCCGGAGTTTGAGACAGACAGCCAGCTGCGGGATGGCATCCAGGTGGGTGGGTTCTTCCTGCTGGCCATCCGGGACGGGAAGCCGGCCGTGGAGTGCATCAACGGGATGTCGACCATGGATCTGGCCCGCTTCTTCATGACAGGATCAGAGGTCTGCTCCGTGCTGCGGCAGGCCGCGGCGATCGCGGAAGGCATGCGGAACGCCGAAGCGATCCGGAAAGAAGCGGAAGAGCAGCAGAGCAAGAAAAAGGTCGCCAGGATCATCGCCGAGAAGCTGGGCAGGATCAGCGCAGAAGATCTGCAGTAAGCGGGCGCCGCTGCATTAAGGCGCTGCGGGACAGGCCATGCAGCCATGAGCGGACGAGGGACAGGAAAGAAAGGAGGGTCGCGGGATGGATCTGCATCAGATACTGGGAATGCTGGACCACGTGAGCGGCCCGAACAGCAGCGGCGAATATACGGCACGGTGCCCGGCGCACCAGGACCGGACCGCCAGCCTGACGGTTACGGCAAAGGACAGCCCGCGGGACGGGCGGAAGCGGATCTACCTGTGCTGCCATGCAGGGTGCGGAAACGACACCATCATGGCCGCGCTGGGGATTACGGCGAAGGACCTGATTGTGAACCCGGACCCGGAGCGGCCCGCTGCAAAAACGCAGCGCCGGAAGGGAAACGCTGCGAAAGCGCAGCGGAGCGACGAGCCAACGGACGCGGACGCGCCGGCGGAAGTGAGAACCGTCTGGGGGCCGGATGAGGTGGCGGTGGATCCGGAGACCGGGGAGATCGTCCGGGACGCGAATGGGAACCCCTTCCGGGTGCGAACGGTGGACGAACAGGGCCGGCCGCTGGATCCGAAGACCGGGGAGGTGATCCCCTGCATGCAGGTGGACCCGAAGACCGGCGGGCTCGTTCCGGGAATGACGGTGCACACTGTGGGAAACGGAGCCGGGAACGCCGGCGGCGGCAACGGTTCCGGAAAATCCCAGGGAAAACCCGGAACCCCCGCAGGACAAGGGCCCGCGGGGAACGGTTCCGGGAAGGTCCCCGAGAAGGATCAGCTAAAGCCGGACTGGGATCACCCGGACGCGGTGTACAGCTACACGGATGAGGACGGGAAGGAGCTGTTCCAGGTGGTGCGGCTGCACTACCTGGACGGGAAGCCCGGGAAGACCTTCCGGCAGCGGGTGTACGATCCGGGAAGCCCGAAGGCGAACCGCGCCGGATACGTGAACAGCGTGCCGGCAGAGATCCGGGACAGCACGCTGTACCGCATGCCGCAGGTGGCGAAGGCGATCAGCGAGGGAAAGCCCGTGTTCGTCGTCGAGGGCGAGAAGGACGTGGAAACGCTGGAGCGCCTTGGGCACGCAGCCACTTGCAATCCCGGCGGGGCCGGGAAATGGCGGGACGGGTACAGCCGGATCCTGGCCGGCGCGGACGTGATCATCCTGCCGGACAACGACAGCAAGGGGAACGACTACACCGGCCAGAACCACGCATACGACGTGGCGCTGAAGCTGCAGGGGATCGCGAAACGGGTGCGCCTGGTGGACCTGAAGGAAGCCTGCGCGGAGCTGCCCGAGAAGGGCGACATCAGCGACATGGTGGCGATCCTGGGGGACGTGGACGCTATGGACGCGCTGGCCCGGCAGGTGGCCGCCACGCGGGACTTCGACCCGAACGCGGTGCCCTTCTGGCTGACCCCGATGGAGCAGGCGGAACGGCTGTACAGCGCGGTGAAGGGCTACGGCGTGGAGAACGGCTGCATCGTGCAGACCGGCAGCGAGGGCAGCAAGGCCCTGTGCGACTTCGCGGTGATCCCGCGGATGGAGCTGACCCGGGACGACGGCGTGAACACCAGTCTGAACTTCGTCCTGGACGGATGGAACCAGAACGGCCGGAAGCTGGGCCGGGTCACGATCCGGGCGAACGAGCTGGACAGCATGAACTGGGTCACGGAGAAATGGGGATTCGACGCGAGCCTGGCGCCCGGCAGCACCACCAAAGGCAAGGTGGCCTGGGCCATCAAGAAGGTGGGCCAGATGACAGCTAAGCGGGTGGTGGAATATAACCACACCGGCTGGCGGAAGATCCAGGGGAAATGGTGCTACCTTTTCCACGGCGGGGCCGTCGGGATGGACGGGATCACGGTGGACATGGGGGACGCGCTGAAGACCTACCGGCTGGACGGCGGCGGGGTTCAGGGATTCGACAAGATCACCTTCCCGGACGCGGCCAGGATCAGCCTGAGGCTGAAGGACGTGATGAAGGAAGAGATCGGGATCGCGCTGCTGGGGACGGCCTACCTGGCCCCGCTGCGGGAGTTCCTGGGAGCCACGGACATCACGCCGGCCTTCGCCCTTTTCCTCTACGGCGAGAGCGGGACCCACAAGACCACGGCGGCCGCCCTGGCCATGAGCCACTTCGGGAACTTCCACGCCAAAAACCCGCCGGCCAGCTTTAACGACACCGGAAACCAGATCCGCAAGAAAGCCTTCCTGGTGAAGGACGCGCCGATCCTGGTGGACGACTTCCACCCGGTGACCAGCGTGCAGGAAAAGCGGCAGATGGCCGCCACCGCGCAGACCCTCAGCCGGGCCTTCGGCGACGGCGTGGACCGGGGCCGGCTGAACGCGGACAGCACGATCAAGGCAAACACGCCGCCGCGCAGCGTGGCGATCATCACCGGCGAGGACCTGCCGGCGATCGGCGCCAGCGGCCTGGCCCGGTATTTTATCCTGGACATAGACAAGGGGGACATCCCGGTGGGGAACGAACTGACGGAGATGCAGGAGCTGGCCCGGGGCGGGTACCTGCAGAAGGCCATGCGGGGATACATCCTGTGGCTGCTGCAGCAGGCGGACAGCATGCCGGAGAGACTGCACAACATGTTCATCAAGTACCGGGAGGACATCCGGAGGGACAGCAGCGGGCAGCACGACCGGGCGCCGGAGACGGTGGCCTGCATCCTGATCGGCTACAACCTGATGCTGAACTACATGCGGGACCTGGGGCTCTTCGATACGGACACGGCGATGGAGCTGCTGAAGGACGCCAGGCACAAGCTGATGGAGAGCAGCCGGAAGCAGGCGCGGGACATGGAGAGCGAGAAGCCCACGAGGATCTTCCTGGATGCGCTGGGCGAGCTGCTGAACAGCAAGCGGGTGGCGCTGAAGGACCTGAGCGTCCCGGACGCCAAGGATCCGCCGCCCACAGAGAAAATGATCGGATATATGGACAGCGAGTTCTACTACCTGCTGCCGAACGTCAGCTTCGGGGAGATCAGCAAGCTGTGCAGAGAGCAGGGGCAGGAGTTCCCGGTGAGCCTGAAGGCCCTATACAAACACCTGCGGACGGACGGGATCCTGAAGGGCATCTCGAAAGAGGAAAACCCGACCCGGCAGAAATGGATCGACGGGAAGAACATCCGGCTGCTGTGGATCCCCGCCAGCGAAATGCGGGGCGGGCCGAAGCCGGGAGCGGTGCAGACGACGATGACACAGGTCAGCGGCGAGGAGCTGCCGGAGGAATGGAAATGAGGATACCGAGAAGATGGCCCTGCCCGCACTGCGGGAAAATGTACTTCATCCGAAAAAAACACCCGGGACGAGCTGGACATCATCGAGTGCTGCCAGATCGCCGGGTTCGCGCTGCGGCACTGCCCGCGGTGCGGGTGGGTGCAGCGGATTGAGCCGCGGGAGGACGAGGAAGTGAAGGCCATCCGGGACCGGCACATGAAGGTGAACCACGGGGAAGGCGAAAGCCAGGAGCGGACCCCGAGGGAATAAACAAGCAAAAGGACAGGAGGAAAAGAACATGACGATGCTGGCGAACAGGACGGAGACCAGGGCGCTGACCCTGGCGGACTACGAAGCGCGGATCCATTTGTACAAGGAGCAGATCGGGACCGGGTACATCGGGATCGGCCGGACGCTGAACGAGGCGAAGGCCGCCCAGGTGGTTCCCCACGGGCAGTGGGAGACCTGGGTGACGGAGACCACGGGGCTGACGCCCCGGCAGGCGCAGCGCTGCATGAAGGCGGCCACGGAGATCCGGGACGGAAGCGCCATGGCACAGCTGGAGATGAGCAAGGCGCTGCTGCTTTTGGGCAGCGGACTGGATGAGGACGCCCAGGAGAAGATCGCGGAGAAGGCCGCGGACGAAGGGGCCACGGTAAAGGCGCTGAAGGAAGAGATCCGGCAGGCGAAGCTGAAGCTGGTGCAGGAGACCGGCACGGCGTCCGAGATCCGGCAGGCCCTGAAGCGGGCGGAAGAGGACCGGGACGGCCTGAAGCATCAGCTGGAGGCCACGATCAAGGCCTACCAGCAGCGGATGGACGAGGAAGCGGGGGCAGCCTACCGGCGGGGCCTGCAGGACAAGGCGGCCGGGATGGAGCACGACATCCGGAAGGAGTTCCAGGGAAAAATCGACTTCCTGAACAGCAAGGCAGCGCAGGCTGAAGATCGGGTCCGGGGTCTGAAGGCGGAGCTGGAGGCCAGCCGGAAGGACGGAAGCCAGCAGTGGGACAAGGGCTACCAGGCCGCAAAAAAGGAGATCGACCAGCTGAGTGGGGAGTACGCGGACCTGCAGGAGAGACTGGAGAGCGCCAGGAAGGAAGCGGACGGGCTGAGGCGGAACCAGGGTGACCTTCTGGCGGCCGCGGAGGAAGCGGAGAAGCGGGCGGCCGACGCGGAGGCGGAGCTGGAAGCGCTGAAGGCCTGCGGGCCGGAAGGGAAAGAGCCCGCCTGGAAGACGATCAAGATGGCCACCGACCGTTTCCTGACGGACTGTGAGATGCTGCCGATCTGGGACGGGCCTGGGATCCTGCGGGGCGAGCAGCAGGTGGAGCCCTGCCTGGAGCGGCTGGAAATATGGCTGAAGGTGATGCGGGAAACCCTGGCCGGGTGCATCCCAAGCGAGGGGGCGGTCCTGTGAACAGCGAGAAGAACATGATGGCGATCAGCGCGGAAGTGCCGGCAGGCACCGGGCCGGAAGCCATGGAGGACCTGATGGCCGTGCTGCCATTCAGCAAGGTGCCGGCGCTGCATGAGGATGTGGAAAAGCTGGGCGGCTACCTGGCGCAGCTGGGGGCCATCGTCGGATCCATGCAGCGGCGGATGGAGGAGCTGGAGAGACAACAGGCGGCAGTCACGATCCGGCACGACGACGTGAAGCGGCTGCAGGCGCTGATCCGGATGCGGGCGGATCAGATCTGCGGGAAGTACAACCTGCAGGACAAGGACAGCCCCCGGATCTTCCGGGCGGCGATCAAAAAGGATCTGATGAAGCGCTGCGGCGTGAAGGACCTGCACGACGTGCCGGCGGCCATGCTGGGCGGCGCGGAGAACATGATCAGCGGATGGACAAACATCCGGATGGCGATGGAAAGGAGGGCGAGGGCATGAGAGGGCCGATATCGGCGGAGCACCTGAGCAAGCGGGAGATCGATCAGATGGCCAGGGAGGTGGCGAAGGGCTCCGGAAGGCCGATGACGGAAGCGGAGAAGCGCCAAAAAGCGGAAGAGCTCCACCGGATGTTCTTCGGGAACGCGGGGCCCGGCGCGAAAGGGACTGTACAAAGCGCAGCGGAGGGCGTGCGGGCCGGGGCGGAAGCCCCGGTTTCCGGGCAAAAAAATCGCGGTTCTTCCGCGGCGGCCCGCGCCCCTGAAGGCCGCGGCCCGACCGGCCCGCAAACCAACACAGGATCCACTGGATCCTGTGCCCCTGAAGGCAGAGGCGCGGATCCGGCGCCGGAGATCCCGGAGGACCGGAAGACGAAGCCAAACAAGCGGGAGAACGAGTTCATGCTGAACCTGATGGTGCTGCGGAACACGCTGATGCGGAACGCGCCGGCCTGCCGGGAACGGGCCAGGCTGGCCGGGAAATGGATCTGGCGGGACATCCGGCTGGCCACGGTGCTGATCTGCAGGATCCAGGAAGCGCTGCTGCGGACCATGCCATCGAGCCGGGAAGACTACTACATCGCCTACGCGCAGCACGGGCACTACGAGCTGCACATCGACGGGCCGATCCGGACGCCGCGGCAGCTGCTGATCACGGACAAGCACCTGGCGACGATCTGCGAGGCGGCCATGGAAAGCGAGTGCCTTCTGTGCATGCGGGAGGGGAACGAGATCGATCGCTGCGAGCTGCGGGAAGCGCTGCTGGAATCCGCGGTGCCGACGGAGATCCGGGACGGAGACAGCCCCTACCGGCGGTGCGAATACCGGGACGCGGCCGGGCAGCTGATCCACGGGAAGGACGTGACCATATGAAGGCCACGAACTGCAGGAACTGCGGCGCGCCGCCGGACGGGAGCGGAACCTGCGCCTACTGTGGAACCCGGAGCGAAATCATGGTGATGGATGAGGCGCTGGACGGCGCGGACTGCACGCGGAGCAGCTACATTGAGATCACCGCGGACTGCATCCGGATCGGCGTGCTGCCGGAGATGAAGGACTTAGAAAGACGCAGATTGTATGAAAGGATCGGAACCTGATATGAAACTGGTGATCATCATCCTGGCGGTCCTGCTGGCCGCGTGGATCATTAAAACGATGTGATCAAGAGAGGAAGGGACGGACATGAACCACTACACAATCATCGGGAATCTGACACGGGACCCGGAGACGGGCACGACGGAGAGCGGGATCAACTGGTGCCGGTTTACGGTGGCGGCCCGGCGGAAGCGGCCCAGGGAGGGCCAGCCGGACGCGGAATTCGTGCGGGTGACCGCCTGGCGGGGGCTGGGGGACACCTGCGCGAAGTACCTGCGGAAGGGCCGGAAGGTATGCGTGATCGGCGAGCCGAGGGCGCACGCCTGGATCGGCAAAGACGGAGCGGCGAAGGGCGAGATCGAAATGAACGCGGACGAGGTGGAGTTCCTGAGCGCCGGAGGCGGCGGCCAGGGCGAGGAACCGACGGACGCGGACGCGCCGCCAGCGCCTGCCGGCGAGCAGCCAAAGACGGACCCGCAGACCGGGATGACCGAAGTGGAGGACCCGGAGGACCTGCCGTTCTGAGGAGGACGAAAGAATGAAGCTGGGCGAAATGCTGATGCGGATCGGCGGGGCCAAGAAGGCGGCCCGCGAGATGCAGCAGATCCTGGAGGCCGAAGAGGACCAGGCAGCCATCACGATCAGCCGGGAGGTGCTTTCCGGATGGTTCCGGAGGGTGGCGGGGCTGATCATGCTGATGGAGAAGTTCGACGTGGAGTAAGGAAAACGGGGAGGCCTGAACATGAAAGCGATCACAATTATGAAAAGGTGCCGGGCGGCCAGGAACGACATTGAGCGGCTGCAGCAGCGGATCGATCAGTGGCATGACGTGCTGACCAGCCTGAGCGCGCCGCAGGCCGACCCGAACGGAGGAAGCCGCGGAAGCGGTGACAAGGACAAGACCGGCCGGATCTACGCGGAGATCGACGCGCTGGAGCGGGAGAAGACCGCCCGGAAGGAGGCCGCGGAAGCGGAGCGGGTGGCCACCCGGGCGCTGATGGACATGGTGCCGGACCTGGAGGGGAAGATCCTGTTCGATTATTACGCGAAGGGATGGGACACGCCCAGGATCGCCAGGGAGGAAAAGTACACCGCGGGGTACGTCCGGAAAACGAAACGGGCCGCGGAGCAGCTGCTGGACATGCTGGACCCGGTGCGGGTGGACAGCACGCTGCCGGCGTGGTACCTGAGAGAGAAGGGAGGGACTGGCAGATGAGCGGGAAGCCCAGGGCCGGGAGGAACATCGAGCAGGAGAGACGGCAGGGGCCGGACTGCTGCACGTGCGCGGAGCGGAAGACCTGCGGAAGATACCAGGAGAACAGCTTCTGCACCCGGTGGCACAGCGATGATCCGGAGAAGCAGGGCATCGATCCGAACGAGGCGTGGAAACGCGGAGATCCGGTGGAATTCTGAGCAAGGGCGGGGCCTGGACAGGGGCTCCGCCCATTTTATTGCTTTTTGGGGCATATAATAGGAAGGAGTATACACCAAGGAACGCGAAGGAGCGCGGATGGAACACGAGGGAACGTGTTCCCACGTGTGGTAACGTGTGGGAACGTGCGGGAACCTGTTCCCACGTGTGGGAACGTGTAGGGTACATGTTCCCTACATGTATAACCCTTGAAGGAACGCGGATCCTATGATAAAGTTCAGGCTGTCAAAGTGAGGGCGAACAGGAGAACATCCCGGGCGCCCTTTTACTTTACCGCCGGCGGCAGACCTGTCCCTGCGCCGGCGTTATTTCTTCCAGGACAGGAGGAGAACCGGATGGCGGACTACAAGGAAAGCGATCCCTTTTACCATTCCAAGGAATGGAAGAAGGTCCGGGCGGACGCGCTGCAGCGGGACTTCGGGATGTGCCAGGACTGCATGGACAAGTTCCGGGCCGGGATCATCCGGAAGCCGCGGCGGGCCGTGATGGTGCATCACATCATCCCCCGGAGCGAGCGGCCGGATCTGGAGCTGGTCATGGACAACCTGCGGAGCCTGTGCGCGAAATGCCACGAGGAACACCATCCGGAAAAGCGGACCAAGGCAAAGCGGAAAACGGCGGAAAGGCAGGGCGCGCACAGCATGCGCGTGATCAAGGTATAAGGATCCTCCCCTGCCCTACCCCGCGGAAGGTGCAGGAGGGACAGGACAGGATGAACACGGGACTGAAGAAGGAGCACTGGCATCGGATCACGGATCCGGACGCCCGGCGGATGTACGGCCGGTTGTGCGACGCGTGCGAACGGCGGCCCGGCGGGATCACCGACGCGGACCAGATGATCGTGGCGGACATCAGCTACATGGAGCAGATCAAGGGGATCCTGCAGCAGGACATCGCCGAGCGGGGCATCGGGAAAGAGGTCCGGAACGGCCGGCAGACCTACTGGCAGGATAACAAAAGCCTGGCCCACCTGCGGGCCTACAGCGAGAGCCAGCGGAAGCTGCTGGCGGAGCTGCGGCTGACCCCGAACGGACGGAAGGCGGCGTCCGTCGAGATTGATGACGAGTTCGACGCCTTCTGACCGTGCAGCGGCTGCCGCAGGAACGCCCAGAACAGGCAGAACAGCCTCCGGACGGGCCAGCGGACGACCGAAAGCCCAGAGGGCCCGGAAGGCCCCCTCCAGGCCGCAGAACGAGGGGGCGCTGAGAACCCAGAAGGCCCCGGTGATCAGCACGGCGGTGGCCAGGTGCTACGCCTACGCGGAGGACGTGCTGGCGGGACGGATCCTGGCCTGCGAAAAGGTGCAGATGGCCTGCCGGAGGTTTTGGGACGACCTGGAAAAGGCCCGGACGGATCCGGAATACCCCTGGCGCTTCGACGAGGAAAAGGCCGCCCGGCCGGTGGACTTCATGGAGAAGTTCCTGGTGCCGACCAAGGGCGACTACGACAAGATGGAGCTGATGGGGTGGCAGTGCTTCATCCAGTGCAACCTGTACGGCTGGGTCGATAAGGAAACCGGATACCGGCGGTACCGGGAGGCGCTGATCCTGGTGGGCACCGGCAACGGGAAATCCACCATGATGGCCGGAAACGCCACGTACCTGGCCTGCAAGGACGGAGAGCGCGGCGCGGACATCTACCTGCTGGCCAACAGCAAGGACCAGGCGGGCATCGTGTTCGGCGAGTGCCGCGACCAGATCAAGGCCAGCCCCTACCTGGCGCCCAGGTTCCGGACGCTGCGCGACGGTGTTTACTATGACCGGACGAACGCGACGATCCGGCACCGGAGCAGCGACAGCAAGCGGCTGGACGGGCTGAACCCGCACGGGGCCATTTTCGATGAGATCCACGAATACCGCGACTTCAAGCTGCTGAACATTTTCAAGCGGAAGACGGTCAAGCGGACGCAGCCCCTGGTGATCTACATCACGACCATGGGGAACGTGATCGACGGCCCCCTTGCCTACTATTACGACCTGTTCACCGACGCCATGGCCGGGAAGCTGAAGCCGGATGTGGGCGACCGGATGTTCGCCTTCATCGCGGAGCTGGACGCCACGGACGACGTGGACAATCCGGGCTGCTGGATCAAGGCGAACCCCGGGCTGGGCGTGACGCTGCACCTGGACGAGCTGAAGAAGCAGTGGGAACGGTGCAAGCATATCCCCAGCGAGCGGGCGGACTTTATCTGCAAGCAGCTCAATATTATGGTCAACGCCGACGACATGGCTTTTGTGCAGCCGGAAGTGATCCGGAGAAACCGGGAGACGATCGATCCGGAAAGCCTGCTGGGCCGGCGCTGCTACGGAGGGTTCGACCTGAGCAACCGGGAGGACTTCACGGCGGCGGCCCTGGAGTTCCCGCTGGACGGCGGGAAGAGCTACATCCTGCTGCACAGCTGGGTGCCGCAGCGGAAGGTGGACCTGGACCAGGAGAAGATCGACTACTACGGCCTGGCCCTGCAGGGCTACCTGACCATCGTGCCCGGGGAATACGTGCAGCAGGAAGACGTCTACAAGTGGTTCGCGGAGATGAGCTGGCTGTATGAGATTGTGACGATCGGATACGACCCGGCGAACGCAACCCGGCTGCGGCAGATGCTGGAGGTGGGCGGCAAGGTGGACGGAAAGAGCGTGCAGGCTTTTGACTGCCAGGTGGTCCGGCAGGGGCCGATCACCCTGAACGACCCCATGAAGGACATCAAGGAGCAGCTGCTGGCCGGGCAGGTGATCAGCAACCAGGATCCGATGCTGCAGTGGTACACCGACAACGTGCGGATCAGCGGCGAGCGGCGGCACCTGGACAAGGAAAACTGGATGCCCATGAAGCGGAACAAATACCGGAAGATCGACGGCTTCATGGCCTGGCTGGACGCCCATGCCGTCCGGATGCAGAAGCAGCCGGCCGGGACGGACTATATCGCGCCGGCGATCCGGGTGGTGGACCTGGGAAGGCGAAGGAGACAATAGCAAGGAAAGGGTGAGAGAATGAACTGGCCATTTCAGAAAAGGCGCAGCAAGGCGCAGGCACGGGACAAGCCCACGCAGCCGGTCCGGAAGCGCGACCTGCGGATGATCCTGCGGCCGGTGGCCGACCGGACCGTCGAGGGAAACGAGGCCATCTACGCGGCGATCAGCCGGATCAGCAACACCATGGCGAGCATGCCGGTCCATCTGTACCGAGGATTCGAGATCCAGAAGAACCACCCGCTGGAGCGGCTGATCAACCTGGAGCCTCACCCCAACTTCAGCGCCTACAGCTGGAAGCAGACGATGGAGGTGCTGCTGAACACGGAGGGCACGGCCTACGCCCTGCGGGTGCAGAACCAGACGGGCGAGACGATCCGGCTGGACATCCTGAACCCGCGGCGGGTGACGCCCAAGCGGGACGAAAGCGGGCAGCTGTGGTACAGCGTCCGGATGGACGACGGCCAGGAGGCCATCGCGCCGGGGTTCCTGCTGATCGTGATCAAGCACATGAGCGCGAACGGCGTGCTGGGCATCAAGCCCATCGACGTGCTGCGGAAAAGCCTGGACTACGACACCCAGGTCAAGGAGCTGAGCCTGGACCAGCTGGACGGCGTGAACCACGGCGTGGCCCTGACCATCCCCAGCGTGGGCATGAGCCAGGAGCAGAAGGACGAAGCCGTGCGGCGTTTTCTGGAGACATACGAGAACAGCGGGCGGAGCGTGGTGATCCTGGAAGGCGGGATGACCGCCACCAACTTCAGCGCCAGCCCGGTGGACGCCCAGCTGCTGGACGTGGAGCGGATCACCCGGAACCGGGTGGCCACGGTGTACAACCTGCCCCCGCATCTTTTGGGGGACTACACCGACACCAGCTTCGGGACCGCTGAGCAGCAGATGATGGAGTTCCTGCAGCTGACGATCGGGCCCAAGGTGGAGCAGTGGGAAGAGGAGCTGAACCGAAAGCTGCTGACGCCCGCGGAATACGCGGAAGGCTATCACTTCCGGTTTGACACCGCGAGCCTGACCCGGACGGACGTGAAAACCACCGCGGAGCGGAACCAGATGGCGATCCGCGGCGGGTGGCGCAAGCCGAACGAGGTGCGGGCGGAGCTGAGCCTGCCCCCGGATCCGAACGGCGACGAGCTGATGAGCAGCCGTGACCTGATCCCCCTGCGGATCGCGGTGGAAAATCCGGAGCTGCTGCTGGGCGGCCAGGCCGCAGGCAATACTGACGGAAAGGAGGAAAAAACCTGATGGTGAGGTTTTGGAACCTGATTCCGGACGCGGAGGCGCCGGAGGACGGCGTGCTGGACATCGAAGGACCCATCGCCGAAGAGGCGTGGTGGGGCGACGAGTGCAGCTCCAAGGAGTTCCGGAAAGCCCTGGCGGGCATCGGGAACGTAACGGTGCACATCAACAGCCCCGGCGGGGACGTGATGGCCGGCGCCGAGATCTACAGCGCGCTGCGGGAGCACAGCCTGAACGGCAAAGGCCGGGTGAAGGTGATCATCACCGCCCTGGCAGCCAGCGCGGCCAGCGTGGTGGCCATGGCCGGGGACGAGATCCAGATCAGCCCGGTGGCCTACATGATGATCCACAACCCGTGGAGCTTCGCCGTGGGCGACGCGAAGGAAATGCGGAAGACCGCGAAGACCCTGGACGAGATCACCGAGGGGCTGATCACCGCCTATCAGCAGCGGACCGGAAAAACCCGGGACCAGCTGAAGAAAATGCTGGAAAACGAAACCTGGATGAGCGCCCAGACCTGCGTCGACGAGGGATTCGCCGACAGCATCTACGGCGGGGAGATCCGGGCCGCGGCCTGCGCCGGCGGCGGCATGCTGACCAAGGCGACCCCGGAGAGCATCCGGGAAATGTGCCAGCGGTGGGAAGCGAGCCGGGGCCGGAAGAACGAGGATCCGGAAGAGGATCCGGAGGAAAACCCGGAAGAACCGGAAGATCCGGAAGAGGATCCGGACGATCCCGAAAAGGAAAAGCCCCAGGAAGACCCGGACAAGGAAGAGGACAAGGCCAAGCGCGCGGAGATCGCGCGGCGGGCCCGGATCCTGGCCAGGCACGAATGGTAACCCGAGGCAAAAGCGTCCATGTGGACGCTTTTTATTATCCCCAAACGACCTGAAAGAGGAGGAACAAACGAATGAATCTGCAGGAAATCATGAACCAGATCTCCACCCTGGGCGGCCAGATCCGCCAGGCGAACGCGAAGCTGGCCCAGGACGCGGCGAACAGCAGCGTGCCCACCAGCGAGCTGGAGAAGCAGCAGGCCGCCATCGCCGACATGAACAAGCGCATGGCCGCCCTGCAGGCGAGCTACAACGCCATGAAGGACAGCCAGGTGCCCGGCCTGACCCCCGTGCCCAATGTCCCCGCGGAGCCCAAGAGCCGGAAGGACATGCTGGCGTCCAACGAGTACGCCCGGGCCTTCTGCTACGCGATCCGGAACGGCATCACCCGGAAGACGGGCCGCGGCAACGAGAACGTCAAGGTCCTGTTTGACGCCCTGACCGAGGGCGGCGGCGATCCCGTGGGCACCGACGGCGGCTTCCTGGTACCGGTGGACATCGACAACACCATCCGGGAGATCAAGCGCGAGCTGAATCCCCTGAGCGTGCTGTTCAATGTTGAAAACGTGAACGCGCCCACCGGATGGCGCCCGATTGACACCGCGCCCAGCGCGCCCATGCCCGAGATCGACGAGATGGGCACCGTGCCCAACAACGCTGACCAGCCCGCCTTCGCCAAGGTGACCTACGCCCTGAGCAAGCGCGGCCTGCGGATCCCGATCTCCAACGAGCTGATGCAGGACGAGGACGCCAACCTGATGGCCTATCTGGGCCGCTGGTTTGCCAAGAAGCTGACGATCACGGAGAACTACCTGCTGATCGCCGCGCTGAAAACCCTGACCCCTGCCGCTCTGGTGAGCGGAAGCATCACCCCGGAGAGCGCCATCAAGACGATCCTGAACAAGACCCTGGATCCGGCGATCTCCAACGCCGCCGTGGTGATCACCAACCAGAGCGGCTTCGACGCCCTGGACCAGCTGACCGACGACATGGGCCGCGGCCTGCTGCAGCCTGATCCCACCAACGCGACCCTGCTGCGGATCTTCGGCCGCCAGATCGTGAAGGTGAGCGACGCCCAGCTGGGCAACATCACCGACGGCAGTGGCAGCTCCGCCGTGACCAGCGCGCCGTTCTTCATCGGCGACATGAAAGAATTCGCCACGCTGTTCCAGAAGGGCGGCTTCGAAGTGGCCAGCACCGACGTGGGCGGCGACGCCTGGGCAAAGGACCTCACCGAAGTGCGCGGTATCGCGCGCCTGGGCGTGAGCAAGTTCGATACCGGCGCCGCGGTATTCCGCAAGCTGGCGCTGACCTGATGACCGGAGGACGGGGCGGCCACGTGCCGCCCCGCTTTCCCCCGAAAGAGAGGATTCCCTGAAACCATACAAGGAGTGAGACCATGGCCGATAGCATGATAGAGAAGGTACGCCGGTTTGCCGGAGCCGATCCGGACACGCCGGATTCCGTCCTGGAGATGTGTTACCGCGCGGCCGTGGAGTGGTACAGAGCAGCCGGGGTGCAAAATCAGGAAAACAGCGATCTGTGGCAGTTCTGGGTCTGCAATCTGGCGGCGTGGATGTACGACAACAGAGGAAACGCGGACCCGAACGCGGCGGTCCCGATCTACATCGTGACCAGCGTGCATGCGCTGCGGAAGGGCGGTGACCGATGAGCAGGATCAAAGCGGGAGACCTGCGCCAGACGGTGACCCTGATCCGGCCGGACACGACCGAAGGGGAGCACCGGCGGCGCGCCACCGAATGGGTGGACGTGGCCACCGTGCCGGCGGCGAAAGCAGACGTGAGCGGCCGGGAGTTTTACGCGGCCCACGCGGTGCACGCGGAGGACGTGGTGACCTTCACGATCCGGTGGCGGGAAGGCATCGACACCACCTGGCGGATCCGCCACGGGGAGACGGTGTACGGCGTGCTGGAAGTGAACCACCTGGGCTATATGCGGGACTACATGCGGCTGAAGTGCAGGGCCGTCACGGGCGGGGGTGTGTAAATGAGCGAGCACGATCTGATCGACCAGCTGATCGACCAGCTGAACGACGGGGTGCCGGACGTCACCTTCGAAAGGGACGTACTGGAAACCGACCGGCCGGACGACTGGGGCGCGGTGGAGCTGACGGGCGAAGACGACAGCGAGTGGGCCGACGGAACGATGACCGACCAGGTGCTGGCCGTGGACGTGTGGGTATGCGTCACCGGCCGCGGAAGCCGGATCAAGCGGAAGGTGCAGGCTGTGCTGCGGGCCTTCGGAACGGAAAACGACGCCGGGTGGAAGCTGATGAGCCGGAACTACATCTACGACCTGGACAAGGTGATCTGGCGGTGGCGCGTAACCATGTGGGCCCCGCTGGACGACGACGGGGGCGAGATGGACTGGCCGGATCCGGATCCGGAAGAGACGCCGGAGGAAGGTGGCTGACTATGGCGACGGTACGCGTCAACGGCTTCGAGCTGCTGGAAGGGCAGCTTGAGCGCATGGGCCGGCCGATGATCAAACAGATCGTCGAGGCCGGATCCAGCGCCGCGGAGAAGCGGATGGCCGAACGGACGGAAAACGCGGGCCACGGGAGCCCCGGAAGGAGCCGGAGAGCCACGGGCGAGATGCTGGCCAGCATCGGTCGGAACGAATACCGGGAGTTCCTGGGCGGCGGCGCGCAGGACGTTTACCCCCTGGGCGAAGACAGCAAGGGCACCCGGAACGCGACCAAGGCCTACGTGCTGAACTACGGCCGGGGCCGGCGGCTGCGGGGGGACAAGTTCATCACCGGAGACGACCAGGCTGAGGAGATCATCACCCAGGCCATGCAAGCCGAAAGCGACCGCCTGGTAGACGAAATCAACAAATAGAGGAGGACCACGACATGGCCAAGACAACCTGCAAGAAATTTACCTACGCGAAGTACGCGAGCGGCGGCGAAGGAAGCGCCATCGTGTACACCGGCGGAACCATGATGGACGACTACCTGGCAAAGGTGGACATCAACGAGGACCGCACCGACGAGAAGGAGTACGCTGACGGCCACCTGATCGACAGCGAGAAGATCCCCACCGCGGTGCACATGGTGCTGGAGCTGGTCAACAACAACGCCCAGATCAAGAAGGACGTGCTGGGGCTGAAGGAAGGCACCGACGGCGAGATGCAGCTGACCGAAAGCGACCCGCCCTTCGTCGGGGCTGGCTGCCTGATGGCGAACCGGTTCAAGGGCACCATCACCTGGGAGGGCTACTGGATCTACAAGATCCAGTTCGCGCACCAGGGCATCAGCGCGGAGACGCGACGCGACCGGACCGCCTTCGGGCACGACAACATCAACGGCGACGGCGTGGGCGTGCAGCTGGGAGCGGGCGAAGAGGTCTGCTTCTACGCGCACAAGGACGGCATGACCGAGACCGCAGCCATCGCCTGGCTGAGAGGCCACGCCGGCATCAGCGCCGGCGCCGGCGGCTGAGAGACAGGGCCGGAGGGCTGAGGCCTTCCGGCCTTTTTCCTTTATCAGACAGAAAGCGAGGACAGGAAAATGGCAAAGATCACCATCAAGGGCGTGACCTACAACCTGCGGATGGGCCTGTGGGCCAGCGAGCAGATCGAGAACGAGTTCGGAGACCTGAAGAAAGCGCTGACCAGCTTCCGGAAGGAACGGAAGATCAGCATGGTCAAGAAGATGTTCCAGATCCTGGCGAACGCCGGGCGGAAATACGAAAAGAAGCCGATGGACGTGCCGGAGGACGTGCTGGACGACTGCACGCTGGCGGACCTGGACCAGGTGGCGCAGGCGCTGCGGGAAGCCATGGACGAAACCATGCACGCGGAGACCGTGGGCGGAAACGAGGCGGACGACGAGCCGCAGGACGCCCTGGCGGCGGAGTATGAAGAAAAAAACGGGTGAACCGGCGGGGGCGGCGGGTCCGTGAATACTACGGATTCGCGCTGATCGCCGGGATCAGCCACGAGGACGCGGAAGACATGCTGATCGGGTACGTGCTGGACATGTACATGATGCGGCTTAGATACGACGCGAAGCTGGCCGGCGCGAAGCTGGAGCGGAACCTGATGGGATAGCAGCGGGAGACGCCCCAGGGCTGCCCAGGTTTTCGCGCAGGAGGCCTCCAGGGCTCCGGACGGGCGAACGCCCGACCGGAAGCCGGACGGGCCGGAAAGGGCCAAAAACGGGCAGAAACGAGGGGGACGAACCATGGCAGGCAAGCAGATCAAACAGGAGATCGTGCTGAGCGGCGAAAAGCAGTACAACGCGGCGATCAAGGAAGCGCAGCGGAACCTGAAGACCCTGCAGACCGCCCTGAAGGCCGAGACCGCCGAGCTTGGCAAAAACGCCACGGAGCAGCAGAAGAACGAGGCCAAGGTCAAAAGCCTGAAGCAGCAGATCAAGGAGCAGGAAAAGGTCGTCCAGACCCTTCGGGAAGCCCTGGAGCAGGCAAAGGAAGAATACGGCGACAACGCCGACGTGGTGGCGAAATGGGAGCAGAAGCTGAACAACGCCCGGACTTCCCTGGCCAACATGAAGAACGACCTGGAGGGCGTCGGCAGCGGGTTCCAGACCGTGAGCACGGACGCGGCCGCGGCGACGGTGGCCACCAAGAGCGTGGCGGACGCCCTGGGGAACATCGGCAGCGCCGGCGAGAGCGTGAGCAGCGCGATCGAGAACATCTTCTCCGGCATGATCGACACCGTGACCGGGGCCGTGGAGCAGCTGTGGGACCTGATCAGCGCGACCGCGGCGAAGGCGAACAACTGGACGGACATCGCCGGATACTGGGGGACGGACGCCCAGACCATCCAGCAGTACGCCCGGGCGGTGGGCGCCAGCGCGAACAGCTTCGACGACCTGCAGGGGGCCGTGAGCAAGATCGTGCTGGGCGGCAAGGGGAAGACCATCGCGGAGCTGGTGGGCATCAGCGACGTGAACTACGTCAACGAGTGGGACTATGCCATGGCCGTGATGAACCAGCTGTACCGGATGAGCACGAGCGGCCAGAACATGACCCCGATCTACGAGCAGATCTTCGGCGAGAAGAAGAGCACCAAAGTGATGGACCTGATCAACGACTGGGGAACCATCCAGGAGATGCTGCCCCAGTTCAACGGGAACACGAGCGGCTACGGCATGAGCGACGAAGAGCTGGGCACGATGAACGACCTGTGGGTCAAGATCAACGCGATCGACGAGAAATGGCAGGCCATCAAGGAAAACTTCGCCGCGGGGTTCGGGCAGGTGAGCCTGGACCTGCTGGTGAACGTCGAGGGCACGCTGGACGGGATCGCGGACTACCTGAACGCGACGGACGACGCCGGGAAGCAGGCCGCCCTGGACAAGATCCGGACGAACGTGGAGGACTTCTTCACCAAGCTGGGCCAGATCATCCAGGAGTGCATCGGGATCCTGCGGGACGTGGGAGGCGACCTGCAGGGCAGCGACGACCCGCTGACCAGCGCGATCGGCGACATCCTGGTGAGCCTGGCCAATTCGCTGCAGTGGATGGTGGACAACGCGGACAAGGTGAAGACCGCCTTCGAGACCATCTTCGGGATCTGGCTGCTGGCCAAGCTGGGGGCCGTGGCCGGGAAGCTGAGCAGCATTCTGCTGCAGATCGAAGCCATCAAAACCTTCAAGGGCGTGAGCGCAGCGACGGGGGCCGCGGAAGCGGCCGCAGCCGGGGCCGCCGTGGGCGGCAGCTGGGCGACGGCCTTCTGGGCGGCCGCGGTGAAGGCCGTGCCGGCGCTGGCCGGGCTGTATACGCTGCTGAAGCCCGGGGAGACGGCGGACAACGACTGGGACACCATGTTCAACGAGGAGACCGGCACGCTGACCAGCGCCGGGTGGGAGGACTACCGGAACAACGCCGCGACGAGCTGGAAGGACGACCTGGAGCTGGTGGGTGAGATCTTCGGCGACCTGGGCCGGATCACCGGCGACGAGGGCGCGCTGACGGCGATCGCCCGGTACCGGGCCGGATGGAACGGGTACAGCCTGGAAAACCTGATCGCCGACCTGGAGGGCATGGGATACGTGCGGCGGGACCAGGAGGAAGAGACGGAGGATCCGCTGGCGGACAAGCCGACCGTATACGTGGAAGGCAGCGGCGAGCTGGTCTACAAAGACCGCCGCCCGAAGCACGGGGACGAGATCGAGGAATGGGTGGACCTGGACGCCCACAGCGACGAGGAGAAGGAAAACGCCGTGCAGGACTGGTGGGACGCCTGGCGGAACGCCAGCAACGGCGTGGACACCTGGGAGGAAGAGGCCAGCGCCTTCGACTGGATGGCGGAAGTGCTGGGAGACGACTTCGACGCGGTGTGGGACCGGATCCTGCAGCGGCTGGATGAAACGGAGAACCAGAACGAGCTGGAGGACCTGCCCTACGACTGGTGGATGACGACAACCGGCGGCAACGCGACGGAAACCAAAAACGAGAACGGAATCACCGGCGCGGACCTGCGGAACTTCAACGGGCTGCCGGCGGCCATCCAGACCGCCGTGGCCAGCGGCGCGAGCAGCGGGGTGAGCGGGATCAAGGTGACGCTGGACGGGGCGACGGTGGGCCGCCTGGTGGCGCCCTATGTGAGCGAGATCATCGGCGCGCAGATCATATCCGCGAGAAACGCATAAGACGGAGGTTAGCCTGATGATACTGAAAAGACGGGCGGCGCTGGACGGCGTGCAGCTGGACAGCATCGACAGCCGGATCCTGATCCAGAAGATCGAACCGGCCGCCGGAAAGGAAAGCATCGACGCAGCCAGCCTGTGGGGCGGCAGCGGGAGCCGGGTCACCGGGATCCACCGGGACAGCCTGGACGTGGTGGTGAGCTTTACCATCAACGAAAAGAGCTACCGGCCGCAGGCCCGGGCCGAGGTGCTGGAAAAGGTGAACACCTGGGCAGCAGCCGGCGGCTGGCTGACCGTGAACTATAAGCCCGGGCGCAGGATCCGGGTGATCGCCGCGCAGCTGCCCGGCGAGGGCGACATGATGCAGCGGAACCAGTACAGCATCACCTTCCGCGCCTACGGGGTGCCCTACTGGCAGGAGGAAAGCCCGGTGAAGACCCGGATCAACGGGGCCAGCGGCGGGCTGAACTTCGGCGTGAACGGGAACCAGCGGACCGTGATGGAGGCCAGCTTCAAAAACACCGGCAACGGGACAATCAATACCCTGACCATCAACGCCGGCGGGAGCAGCATCAGCTTCACCGGGCTGGGGCTGGCCAGCGGGGAAACCTTCCGGCTGGACCACACGGACGACGGGAAGCGGAGCCTGCTGCGCTGCCGGATCGGCAGCCGGAGCGTGCTGAGCAAGAGGACAGCCGGCAGCAGCAACGACCTTTTCGTGGACCCAGGCGTGCAGGCCGTGAGCTACACCGCCGGAGGGACCGGGATCATGGAGCTGAGCTGCGCCGGGCGCTTTGGATAAACGGCAGGAAAGGACGGACAGGATGAAGCCGAAGCTGGAGATCGTGATCACCCACTGGCGGGAGCCGTGGGTCGTATGCGAAAAGATGTTCCAGATGCTGGACGTGCAGCGCGCCATGACGCGGGAGGAGTGCGCCGTGACCCTGGTGCAGGACGGCCAGATCAGCAAGATGAACGCCGCCATGCTGATGCGGAGATACCCCTTTGTGCAGCGGGTGATCCAGGTGCCGGAGGGGGGCGTGAGCGCAGCCCGGAACGCCGGGATGGACGAGGCCTTCGGGGAGTGGATCATGTTCTGCGACTGTGACGACATGCTGTACAGCGCGGACAGCCTGCGGCTGATCCTGGACGCCATCCGGGACAACGAGGGGCGGGCGGACCTGATCTGGGGGCCCATCGTCATCGAAAACCGGGACCGGAACGGCCGGTACGCCCGGACGATCGAAGGATGGAACCTGACCTTCATCCACGGGAAGATCTGGCGGAAAAGCTGGCTGCGGGAGAAAAAGATCCGGTTCCTGGACGGGCTGGCCTACAGCGAGGACAGCCTGTTCAACGCCGTGGCCGGGATGGAGCTGCGGCCGGAGCGGGTGAAGGAGATCCCGGAGCCGATCTACATGTGGTGCCTGCGGGCCGGCAGCTGCACCAGCGACCGGAAGAACGACGCCCGGAACCGGGAGCACATCGCCAGGCACCGGGCCGTGCTGCCGCGGATCGCCCTGGAGCGGAAGCCGGAGGAAGCCGCCGCGAAGGCCTGGCGGGGGATCTGTGACGCGTGCGTGGAGTTCCGCGCCGGGAAGATCCCGGACGAAAAACGGGAGGCGCTGGCGGAATACTACACCCGGGAGCTGATTCGCCCCTGGGAGGAGCCCATCCGGAGGATGGATCCGGAAGAGCGGGCGAAGATCCTGGCTATCAGCACGGAAGGGGCGGAACGGATGTACGGATTCCGGGAGCGCGTGAACGTGTGGCGCTGGATGGCCAAAATGAAGAAGAAGTACGGAGGGGCTGCTGATGATCCTACTGAGCGGGCAGAGCCTGACGCCGGCGCGGAAGCTGATGCCGGAGGCGCTGGGGCTGAGCCTTGAAGAGAGAAAAAGCACAGCCACCCTGCAGCTGGGGCCGGAGGATCCGGAGATCCCGGTGGGCAGCTGGCTGCTGGACGACGAACCGGGGACCGGGGAGGGGATCGTGTGGCGGACGAGATCCGCGGACATGACCTTCAACACGGACACCCGGCAGCTCACGCTGGAGCACATCATCAGCACGCTGCAGGACGCGGTGCTTTTTGGAGAGCACACCTACGAGGACATCGCCGGAGCCGGCGCAAGCGCCTGCAGCGCGCGGGCCGCGGCCCAGTACATTCTGGCGCGGCAGAGCCTGTGGGTGCTGGGTGACTTTGACTTTGACGACATCGCCTGGCCCTACAAGTTCAACGGGGACACCCTTTTCTCCGCGCTGCAGACCGTGACAAACAGCTGCCCGGACGCCTGCTGGGAATACGACCTGAGCCGGATCCCCTTCCGGGTCCACATCCGGCGCATATCCGACGAGACCACCTGCGAGATGCGGGCCGGGCGGAATATCCGGACGCTGAAGCGGGTGATCGACCGCAGCGGGATGTATACCCGGTTCTACCCGATCGGCAAGGACGACCTGCACATCAGCGGGGACTACATCAGCAAGAACGAGAGCGTCTACGGCATGGTGGCGAAGGTCGAGACCTTCAGCGGAGCCGAGACGGAGAGCTCGCTGCGGTCCTGGGCCTGGGAGCGGCTGAAACGGCACTGCGAGCCGAAGGTGACCGTGACGATCAGCGGGCTGGACCTGAGCGAAAGCACCGGGGAGAGCCTGGACCGGCTGACCATCGGCCGGAAATGCCGGGTGCCGCTGCCGGAGTTCGGGACGACGATCACGGAGCGGATCACCCGGATCCGGGTGACGGACAAGATCCGGAAAAAGGAAGAGGTTACCGTTACGCTGGGGAACGAGCTGCCGGACCTGGCGTCCATCGTAAGCGACGTGGAGAAGGAACAGGCCAGCGGAAGCGGCGGCGGCGGCCGGGGCGGCATGAAGCAGGCCGGGGAGGACCATGCCTGGTTCGTCGACACGGACACCCACGTCGGAATGGTGGCGGAAGCAATCATCGGGCACGGGCCGGACGGCGTGGACTGGTCCCGGGTGGCGGAAGTGATCGTGGACGGCGACGGCATCCACAACCGGGTCACCCGGGCGGAAGGCTACCTGGTCGTGATGGAAGCGAAGATCGACCTGACAGAGGAAACGCTGCGGGCCGAGTTCATGAACGCGGCGGACAGCCTGCGGAGCGAGCTGGAGATGAGCGCGGCGAGCCTGCGGGCCGAGTTCGAGAACCTGAACAACAGCACGAGGAGCGAGCTTCTGATCACCAGCGAAAGCCTGCGGGCCGAGTTCACCAACGAGATCAACAGCACCCGGAGCGAGCTTCTGATCACCAGCGAGAGCCTGCGGACGGAGTTCACCAACGAGATCAACAGCACGAGGAGCGAGCTGCAGATCACCAGCGAGAGCCTGCGGACGGAGTTCACCAACGAGATCAACAGCACCCGGAGCGAGTTCCAGATCACGAGCCAGAGCATGCGGCTGGAGTTCCAGAACGAGATCAACAGCACGCGCAGCGAGCTGCAGATCACCAGCGAGAGCCTGCGGAGCACCATCAGCAACACCGCCAGCGGGCTGCAGAGCCAGATCAACCAGAACGCTGGGCAGATCGCGCTGCGGGTGGCCAAAGGAGACGTCGGGACGCAGCTGGCCGTCGAGCTGGGAAACGTGAGCATCAGCGGCGGGAACCTGGTGGTGGACGGGTACGTCAAGGCCAGCGAGCTGACCGCGACCTACATCAACAGCCTTTTTTCCGGGTCGCAGGTATTCTCCAGCAACTACGCCTTTATCCGGAACCTGGAGTGTACCAACTTCACCCAGGGCGAGTACACGATGGACCTGTCCGACGCCGTTTCGAACGTGAAGGTCGAGCTGAGCAGCGGGAACACCTACACCCTGTACAAAAAGCACTTTTATTCGAGCGACTGGGTAAGCGCCGGAAATTTTAGCCGGGCCGTCACATCCATAGACTGGAGCTGGAGTGGCGGCATGGCGAAAGCCGTTCTGACTCCGCAGAACCAGACGTTCTACTCCAAGCAGATCGACGCCATCCAGCCACACGGGCAGGCCACCTGGGACACCGACAAAAAAGGGTTTACGGTGACGCTGGACGTGGACGACACCGAAGGGACGACCGTCTTTTCGGACGAGATGCACTTCAATACGACGAGCTCCTACGACCAGGGGCACACCGACGGGTACGCCGTCGCCAAAGGCGATTACACCAAGAGCGGCGGCATCCTGAAGGTCACCAAGTCCACCAGCGGCACCGCCTTCCCGATCAGCTTCTCGATCGACGCGGCGATCGCCTACGATTCGAGCACGCACAAATACACCGCGAAGGCCCTGTGCGACGACGACCTGATGGACACGGCCGAAAGCGGCACGCAGGCATACGACGCGGGAAGGACCGCCGGCTACAATTCCGCGACCGGATCCTACACCAAGAGCGGCGGGGTGCTGAAGATTACCAAGGATACCGGGGGCACCGCCTTCCCGATCAGCTTCTCGATCGACGCGGCCATCACCTACAACTCCACCACGCACAAATACACCGCGAAAGCCCTGTGCGACGACGACCAGATGGACACGGCCGAAAGCGGCACGCAGGCATACGACGCGGGCGTGGCCGACGGGGAGGGAAAGTTCACGCTGGCGTCGGTCACGCTGCAGGGGTCCGCATACGGATCCATCACGCCCATCGGGACCGAGTATAAATACACCTACACGCAGCTGTACGAGTCCGGAGACTCGTATTCGTACTACAAGGGGAACGGCAGCTCCGTGACCGGGCGCGGAACGAAACAGTCCATCAACGTATGCGGGAACGCCGTCCGCTTTAAGCGGCACACATCCAGCGAAACCCCGAGCGGGACGTGGTACACGATCGTCAGCTCCGGATACGACCTGACCTACTACCTTTCCAAATCGGAATACTGGTACCCGGGAAACGGATCTTCCGTGACAGGCCGGGGCGATCAGGTCACCGGCACGAACCGCGGGAGCTCCAAGTGGGCATACGTTTCGAACAGCAGCGGCGCCGTGGTCCGATACGCCGCGGGGACCGCGATCACCAACCTGAGGAACCCCGGAACCACGAACACCAATACATACTACAGAAAAACATCGTAAGGAGGACCGCATGACCGTCAACGAAGTGATCAAACACATCATCCCCGTGCTGGAAGGGATCAAGGTGCCGATGACGGAAGTCGAAGCAATCGGCATCCCCGTTTCCAACGTGATCAGCGACCTGAAACAGTGCGTCGCGTTCATGGACAGCGTGGAAGAGCAGGCCGCCAGGGAAGAGGCAGAGCGGGAAGCCGCCAGGGCGGCAGCCGAGCAGGAAGAAACGGAACCGGAAGAAGCGGAAAAGGCGGGTGAAGACGATGACGAGCGCCCAGATGTATGAGCTGGCGCGGGACGCGGTGGCGGAATACGCCGGAGAGGACCCGGGAGGCAGCGTGCCGGACGTTCTGTGGGTGGGCGGCGTGCTGGAGGACCGGCGGGCCGTGGCCTGGTACATGGGGAAGTTGTACATGGTGCGCCACAACACGGGCACCGGGGAGACTGCGGTGGACGCCTACATCAAGGAAGAAACAAACAGGGGGTGACGGGAAATGTTCAAGCTGGCCGACGACAATCGGACCATCCTGATGCACAAGGGGAATACCGGGACCGTCCGGATCCGGCTGACGGGCTACAGCTTCGGGAATAACGACCGGGTGTACTTCTGCATGGCCTACCCGAACGGGACGCCGGTGAAGGAAGCCATCTGCCAGGTGGTGGACGGGTGCATCGAGATCCCGTTTGTGAATACCGACACGGACTACCTGCCGCCGGGGGATTATCCCTACGCCATCACGGCGGCGACGGATCCGGTCTACGACAGCGAGCAGAAGATCGTCAACGGCAGCGGCGTGAGCACGCCGGAGGACGACCACGTGATCCGGATCAAGCCCACCACGGCGCTGATCTGACGGGAAGGAGGAGAAAGGCATGGCTGATGGAATCGACGTGGAGGTCAATCCGACGATCGAGATCGAAATGGAGGTCGAAATGGGCAGCGCGTCCAGCGAGAGCAACGCGGAAGCCTGGGCCGTGGGCGAGCGCAAGGGCGTGCCCGTGAACGAGAGCGACCAGACCTACCACAACAACGCGAAATACTACGCGCAGCAGGCCGGGGCCATCATCGAGGAGGCCGCAGCGGAAGCAGTGGCCGAAGCGGTGGCCGAAGGAACGGCGCGGGCCGTGCAGGCCGAGGAAGCTGCGGCGGGCAGCGCGTCGGACGCGGAAGCCTGGGCCGTGGGCCAGCGCGGCGGCGAGGACGTGCCCAGCACGGACCCGACCTACCACAACAGCGCTGCATACTGGGCCGCCCAGGCGCACGGCATCGTCGTGGCCGATACTTACCGGCTGATGGCCGACATGCTGCCGGGCACCGCGCAGGAGATCACCTTCGACGCGAACGGAAACGTGCAGAAGATCGAGCACAAGGCCGGGGCCATCGTGGAGCGCGAGGACGCGTTCACCTTTGGGACGGACACGATCACCGAAGTGAGAACCCTGGACACCGGAGACGTCCTGACGATCGTCACAAATACAGAGACGCTGATCACGACGGTGACCGTCACCGCGGCGGCGTAAAGAGAGGAGAAGAACATGGGAGTCAGCATCTGGGAAGGGAAAAAGGCCGAGCGGGTGGCCAGCGCGCTGGAGATCATCGCGATCGCCAACGCCAAAAACATCGACCTGAACAACGCGCACGAGATCCAGGAGATCGTGAAGGCCGGGAAAGCCCGGGACTTCTTCCAGCTGGGGGATCAGATCGACATCGTGTGGCAGCCGGACAACAGCAGCGAAAACACCTACCACATCCCCTTCGACGTGGTTTCCTTCGCGCCGGCGGTGGACGGCCTGGGCGTCACGCACCCGAACGCCATGTGGCTGCAGAGCCACTACGCGCTGACGGGGATCCAGTTCAGCGGGAACAACGCGTTTTACGTGCCGGCGGCAGCGCTGCCGGCGGGGACTTATTATTTCAGCATTGGGAACAACTGGGGCAATAACTGCGTGGCCGGGAAGATCTACGAGTTTACCACCACCCAGGAGATCCCCGCGGGCGGGCAGCTGCTGCTGGGCACGGCGAGCAGCAACACCAGCGGACTGCCGGACACGGCCCCGGCCAACTGGCGGGTGCGGACCTTCGCCAACGGACTGCAGGACACGCCGACGGAGATCCTGGAGCTGACGGAGGTGGAAAGCTCCAGCGGCACCGACCTGGGCGTGCTCAGCAGCAGCACCAAGTACGCGGAGAGCGGGATCAACAACATGCAGCGGGCGGCCTACGGGTACAACCGGTACGCCCACAGCGCCATCCGGCAGTGGCTGAACAGCGCCGCCGGCAAGGGCGCATGGTGGGAACAGAAGAACCCCTTCGACCACCGGCCGGACCAGCTGGCCACCGTGCAGGGGTTCATGGCCGGGCTGCCGCAGGAGTTCCTGGAGGTGATCCGGCCCGTGAAGATCACCACGGCGCTGAACACCATCTCCGACAGCGAGATCGGCGCCAGCGAGGACGTGGCGGACAAGTTCTTCCTGCCCTCCCTGGAGCAGGAGTACATCGCGCCGCAGGCCAGCGGCGTCGAGGGCGCCTACTGGGAATACTGGAAGGAACGGCTGGGACTGAACAGCCCGCAGATCCAGGGCGGCAACGGAGCCAACCCGGCGCACATCCGGTACGCCTACGAGAACCACACCAGTGCTCAGTACGTCCGCCTGCGTTCGGCGTATCGCGGCAACGCGAGTGGTGCGTGGGGTGTGGGCACGAGCGGCTACGCCGTCAACGGCGGCATCGCGACGTACGCGTTTGGGCCGGCCCCGGCTTGCGTCATCTACTAACATCGACCATCACCGCCCCGCAAGGGGCGGTGATCCCGGAGGAAGAAGGATGTCCGTACCGGTTCCAAAGCGCGGGCACGGGGAGCTGGAGGTCAACTCCAAAGCCCGGGCGCTGACGGTGTACACCCTGAAGATCCTGGAGAACGAAAAGTGGTTTCCGAAGGAACAGGCCGCTTTCATCGCCAAGCTGCAGGACTGCGCGATCGAGATCCAGGCGCTGTGCTGGGAAGCGAACAACATCAAGGTGGGCGAAAGCCCGGAGAGATACCGGAGGCGGATCGACCGGGAGGACCAGGCCGCGGAGACCTGCAACCGGCTGATGATGCTGATCGAAACCGCGAAGCCACTCTTCCACCTGGAGAGCCGGCGGGTGCGCTACTGGATCGGGATGACCAAGGAGCTGCGGACCATGATCCGGGCCTGGAGGGACAAAGATGCTCAGCGCCTGCGGCCTGAGGCCGGGGCGAAAGCATAGGGGGATGTAGGCTGTGCTCAGAACGTCCGCCTGCGTTCGGCGAATCGCGGCAACGCGAATAATGCGTGGAATGTGAACACGAGCGGCAACGCCAACAACAACAACGCGACGAACGCGAATAGGCCGGCCCCGGATTGCGAGATACTCAGAAAAGCCTCCCGCCGTAAGCGGGAGAGGATGGGTCAATGACGCAAGGAGCCGAAGTCCCCGCCCTGAAACACGGGCAAAACAACACGACTATGACGCCCACGACCCGCGGGCCGGCTGGGCTATACGCATAGGAGAACCTATGGAAGACGAGGAAAGCGTGATCGGGTTCGAGGCCCTGTACCGGTCCATGCTGCTGTGCAGGAAGGGCGTGCTGTGGAAGGACAGCGTGGCGGCCTACTATCACCGGGGCGTGGAGCGGACGGAACGGCTCTGCCAGGAGCTCCACAGCGGACGGTACCGGGCCGCGCCGCCGAAGCACTTCACGATCACCAGCCCGAAGCGGCGGGAGATCGCGTCCGTCGCCTTCCGCGATCGGGTGTACCAGCGGAGCCTGAACGACAACCTGGTCTACCCTATCATGACGCGCAGCTTCATCTATGACAACTGGGCCTGCCAGACCGGAAAGGGCACGGACCCGGCCAGGAACCGGATGAAGGAGTTCCTGCGGAGATACTACCGGAAGCACGGACCGGAAGGCTGGGTGGCGCAGTTCGACATCCACGGATACTACCCGAACATGCGGCACGACGTGGCGGAAGAGAACTTCCGGAAGAAGCTGCCGGAATGGGCATACGAGCGGGTGGTCCGGATCCTGCGGGACCAGTACGAGGGCGACACCGGGTATAACCCAGGCAGCCAGCTGATCCAGATCGCCGGCATCTCGCTGCTGAACGACCTGGACCACCGGATCAAGGAGCGGCTGCGGGTGAAGTTCTACATCCGGTACATGGACGACCTGATCATGATCCACAGCGACCGGGTATTCCTGGCCCTGTGCATGGAAACCGTCAGCGACGAGCTGCGGAAGATCGGCTTCGAAGTGAACGGGAAGAAAACCCGGATCTATCCGCTGGCGGACGGGATCCCCTTCCTGGGGTTCCGGTTCCGGATCACCGGGACGGGCAAGGTGCTGATGATCCCGGATCCGGCGAAGATCAAAGCCGCCCGGAAGAAATACAGGAGGCTGGCCGGCAAGGCGAAGCGCGGAGAGTGCTCCCGGGAAAGCGTGGACGCATCCTGGCAGACCTGGATCGACCACATCAGCAAGGGAAACAGCCGGCAGCTGGTCCTGCGGCTGGAAAAATTCTATCATGGACTATGGGAAGGAGAAGAAAAAGATGATCCTGAAAAGACGGACAATGACCCCCGCGGAACAGGCCGCGCTGGAGAACGCGGAAGCCCAGGCAGCCAGGAACACCGCGAACATCGACTACATCGCCATGATGACGGATGTGGAGATCCCGACAGAAGAGGAGGCCGGAGAAAATGAGCCCGAAATTTGAAAAGGTGAAGGGATACTATGACGCCGGGCTGTGGAACAAGGCCATGGTGAAGAACGCCGTTAAGAAGGGCTGGATCACCGCCGCGGAGTACAAGATCATCACCGGAGAAAAATACACAAAATAAAATGAAAGCGGTCACCGATTTTTACGAGATCAAGACGCGCAGCGACGGCTTGGCGGACGTGTGGCTGACGCCCGGGGAGCTGGTGGCCATCATGGACGACCTGACCGGGCGGAAGGATTATGGGATCCGGCTGCTGGCCGTGCGCGGGATCGACCCGAACGATCCGCAGTGGGGCGGAAGCCTGGAGGAGCACATCCGGATGCACTACGCCGCCTGGCTGGAAAGCGCGGAAGAGATCGAGATCTGACGGGAGGATACACCGATGGGAGACGTAAGAACAGGGACCGGCGGCGACCGCTGCGTCTGCTGCGGGGAGATCATCCCGGAAGGACGGCAGGTATGCCCGGTGTGTTTTGGCGAGATCATGATCGACAAGGAAGAAGCGGACCGGCGCGAGCGCGCGCGGGAGATGCTGCGCCGGAATGAAGCGGAGGCTGAGAAATGAGCAAAGCAAGCGCGGAAATGCTGGGCGAGGCCGGGTTCAAGTACATCGGGAAAACCTACCAGGAAATGGACTGCCAGGCTTTTTTCGAGAAGTGCCTGCAGGACGTGGGAATCGCTGTGGACCTGAAGGGCAGCAACGCCTGGTACCGGAAGATCCGGAAGGAAGGATGGGTCGGCACCCCGGAGGCGTGCAAGGCCCGGTTCGGGAGCGTGCCGAAGGGCGCGATCCTGTTCATCCACGCCGATGATGGCGGGGAGGAAAAGAGGGGCTACCATGACGGCCTGGGGAACGCCAAACACATCGGCATCAAGACCGGGACCGGCGAAGGCGCCATCCATAGCAGCGAATCCCGCGGCGGGGTGTGCGAGAGCAAGTTCAAGGATAAGACCATCCCGAACGGCGGGTGGAACTGCGTCGGGCTGTGGCCCGAGCTGACATACGGGGAGAAGATCGACAAGCTGCTGGCCGGAGAAGGCCAGGAGGGTGCGGATCCGGAGGACGAAGGAGGCGACACGGTGGAGACAGCGGTGATATGGTCCGCAAGCGGCACGCCCGTGCACATGAGGGCCAGCAAAACACCAGGCACGGCCGGGTACCGGCTGTATGACGACATCCCGGTGGGAACCAGCGCGGAAGTGCTGGAGCACGGGGATAAGTGGTGCAGGGTCAACTGCGGCCGGCGGAAGGGCTGGTACATCATGACGGAGTTCCTGCTTTTCGACGGTGCCGCCGTGGAGCCCGGAGAGGATCCGGGAGAACCCGCGGAGCCCGGCACGGATGATCCGATCGAGATCCGGCTGACCGTGAGCCGGGCGGACGCGCAGACGCTGCTGCGGCTGCTGGACAGCATTAGCTGGCAGCTGGTGCAGATCACCGGAGGCCTGGGCTGATGCTGCAGGTCCAGATCGGCATGGATGAGGCGCTGCGGATCCACGAGCAGGGCGACGAGAAGCAGTGGAACGAGTTCCTGGACAAGTTCAAGCCCAAGAAGACCACGGACGATTGCTACACGCCGGAGAACGTCTTCGACGCGATCGCCGGCTGGGTGGCCAGAGAGTACGGCCTGGACAGGGCCGACTTTGTGCGGCCATTCTATCCCGGGGAAAGTTACCAAGACAGAGAATACCCGGACGGCTGCGTCGTGGTGGATAATCCGCCCTTTTCCATCCTGGCCGAAATCATCAAGTGGTACGACCAGAAGGGCATCAGGTTCTTTCTGTTCGGTCCCGGGCTGACCATCTTCAGCGCGCGCCAGGTGGATGTGACATACATCTGCGTCGGCGCGGACATCACCTACGAGAACGGCGCTCAGGTGTGCACCAGTTTCGTGACCAACCTGGACACCTGCCGGGCGCGGACAGCTCCGGATCTGTACAGACTGATCGAAGAGGAAAACGAGAAGAACGTCAAAGGCGCGAAGGTTCACGTGCCGAAGTACGCCTTCCCGGATTGCGTGATCACCGCGGCGATCCTGCAGCGATGGAGCAAACACGGGATACCCTACCGGCTGGAGAAGCAGGACTGCATGCGGATCAGTGCCCTGGACAGCATGAAGGAAGCCGGGAAAGCGATCTATGGCGGCGGGTATTTACTATCCGAAAAAGCCGCCCAGGAGAGAGCGGAAGCCGAACGGGCGGCTATTGCTGCCGCAGCTGCGGGGGGGGGGTATGACGCAGTGTGGAACATTAGCGAGCGCGAACGGAGAATCACGGATCGCCTGGGAGATCAGCGAGCGCGAGCACGAAATCATGAAGCGCCTGGGGCAGGAAGGGGGTGAATCCAATGCCTAAGATAGAGGGGCCGACCATTGCCCTGAGCTTTGACGGTTTGCTGCTGGTGGCTGCTGTGATCATTCTCTTCTTTGTCCTGGCGTCTACCATCCGGAGTGGCATCGAGGCCATCAGGGGGATGAGCGTGCGCGGCCGGGTGAAGGACCTGGAGACCCAGATGGAGAGCGTGAACAAGCGCCTGGACAAAGGGACCCGGAAGTTCAAAGCACAATCGGACGACATCGGCCAGCTGCTGATCGTGAACCAGAGCATGCTGATGCACTTCATCACAGGGAACGACCACGAGAAACTTAGAGAAACGAACGAGAGCCTGACTGCATACATGGCAGCCAGGGTATCAAGAGAAACGGAGGATCCGGAATGAAAAAGTTATTGCTATGCCTGGTGTTGTTCATGGCCCTGCTGCTGACCTGTTCGGTCGCCCTGGCTGAAGGCGAGCTGCCCACAGAGCCGTTCACATGGGAGCAGCTGGCCACCATTGCCGGCGCGACACTGGCGACCCTGCTGGTGGTCCAGCTGCTGAAGCTGCCGCTGGACAAGGTGTGGAAGATCCCGACACGGCTGGTCGCCTATGTGATCGCGCTTGCAGTTATGATCCTGGCTACACATTTTACGGCCGGGCTGACCTGGGAGAACGCGATCCTGGCGGCAGTTAATGCCGTAATTGTTGCATTAGCTGCCATGGGATCCTATGAGCTAACCTTTGCGAAGCTGAAAAAATAATAGGTCAAAGTATTTTCAAGAGCCCGGAGAAGCCGGGCTCTATCTTTCTTTTTTATAAATAAAAAACCGCCTTTTCCAAGGGGAGCGGGTGACGCGGATATGTGGAAGCGGTCGAATTTTTTTATTTTTTCCCGCTGCTGAATTGATAACGCCAGCCGGCACCGAAAGCAGACCTATCCCCCGCCCCTCAAAAAGTAAAGAGGAAGGGGGACGAACACT